GTTCTCCCAGAACATATCAACCACTATGTGGCTGATACCCACCTCGGCTTGATGCTGACGGTCCGAGGGCGTCCAGAACGCTCTAAGTGCCGCTCATCAAACGAAGGAAAATCCCCTCGCTTGAGATGGAACTTAAGCAGGGCACCACTACCATCCAATGGATCAGATGGTATCTCCGAACACACCGTGTACGCCTTAACTAAGGGCGTGGCGGTGTTCTTCGACAGCTTCTGGTATTGAAAACCCAGGAAGCTATGGCGTCCCAGCGCGGGCGACGATGGCAACACAACCGGAAAATACCGAAGTACTCCGAGAATGTGCTCGTCTAACCAAGCGCAAGTGGACCAGTAGCCAGCAAAATAAAGCTGGTTTCTGAATTCCACGAGCGAGTTGGCCTCCGCAGCGTCTGCCGGTGACGAAGGAAACATGCGACGGAAACGGACTATACTAACGTCCTCTCCACCATAGTATTCCTTCCCGCAAGACTCTCTGAACCTTCCGGTCCAGAAAGATTTGCCAGAGTTAACCTTAGCGCCGAAGCGCTCGAGCACTCTGATCACCGGTCGTACATGATCCACAGGGACAATTATGTCATCCCCGAAGATGCGCACACGATACCGGAACCTATGAATCAATTCCGGGGTCACGGGCGTATTGAGCGACTCACCTATACCAATCATTACCGAGGTCAGAAAGACCATGGCCTCAATCGGGAAGGTGAGGGCTGAACCCATAGACGCGAACTTGGCTAGGGGAATTACCCCATGGCCAGGCACATCAGCAGTTCTAGATCTGCAAGCATCGACAGCCCATTGCAAATGTGGGCGACCGGCAAACAGATTGTGAACTAGCTGATTCGAAACACGATCTGAAGCCTCGCTCAAGTCGAGCGTGGCTAGGTTACCTGAAAGGGAACCCTTTCTGGCCAATCGCTGATTAGGCTTTTGGTCCAGAAATCCGATCATGGGGCGCAGGACATTGTCCTGTTGAACCCCATCATAGAGGGCTTCGCGGAGGGCTTGCTGCACATATTGCATGTGCGTGGGCTCCACCGCGATAATCCTCGGTGTTTTGAGCGTTTTAGGGACGGTGATAACCTTAACAGGCATCTCCGACCCAGGTTCGAGGAAGTTCACGTCTCCCAACTCACTCATGTAGTTCGAGTTGGAAATGAGGTACTCTCCTGACGGAAAGATGGCCTCGAGACGTGCGGTCCAGGTTCGGTTCCGATATTTTCCGTTTCCACGGAGTTTATCGGCCGTAGCCCCAGGCCCGTGCTTTGGGACAAGCGTCCGATCGAAGACTTGATCGTCTATCGAATCGAACAACGGCCCGAAAAGCATATCCGCAACCCGCCTGAACTCTTCCAGATGATCTGGCATGAGCCAAGCGGACCGCAGACGAACTTCCTGCTCACACTTGACGTAACCCTCGATGGCAGCCAGTTCTCGCTCTTTCGAGCACGGAACCAGCAGCTTACCGAACATCAGCGTAAGCTGACGCACAGAAGCTATTGCGTCCACGTTGGGATCGTCAAGCAACACACCAGTATCGCAATCGAACACTTGACCCAGGAAACCCGAAAGAAATCTCGGGAGACCTGCCTTCCAGGTGAAACCCTGGAAGAGACTGCGGTCAGTTCTACCTAGGTCCAGACTCCTTTCGAAGTCCTTTCCAAAGGTTGGAAGGGTTATCGTCAGAAACGACAGACCTTCGTGTTCGATTCTTCCCGAGACGTAGTTAATGTCTCGGGTGGTGCGTGTACAGCATCTGTTGGCACACTCGTGTGCCAACCTTGTCCAGAGCATATGTAGGCTTTTCAGTACTTCCTCCTGATGGGGGTGTGTACATCCCAGAGGCCTACGTCATTCAATCACAGGCTTCCCCTTGGGATGGGGGACATACCAAAAGTACCTCTTGGCATGCCAACCACACCAGGGCTCAATGTGAGCCCAAATGTGGCGCCTGGGACTACTACGGAGATCAGCGACCTGGGTGAAGGAAGATGCAGAGGGTTCGGCTCGTAGAGCCTCCTCGCACTTAATCTTCATTCCCATAGCACCTAGACTGAAGGCCACCAAACCTACGCACAACATCGCGCAGACCTGGCTTAGGACCTTCAGCATAAGATGACTACGACTCGCCACCGAGAAGCTTGGTGATGAGTAGGTCGGACGAAGCGATGAACGCGGCCTTGAAGCCCGCGTAAACCGCAAGCGCCTCGGCATTCGTGTACCCTGCGACAGGGGTGTCAAAGACGAGGTAGTTACTCATACTCGTCTTGACGTTCTGCGCAGGGATGAACGGATCCGAAGTGATCTTCGAGTGGTCGATCCGCAAAACCCGTCGGGTCCTCTTGCCGTACTGGCTCGAGGCCGTCAGGGACACCAGTCCGTCACTCGACGCGTACTGCGACGTACCGACACCCGTGGAGACACGGGGCAGGGAAATCGCCGTACCGCTGATGGTGACAGACTGAGGATCAGAGAACGACATAAGCAATGCTCCTGTTGGTGGAGGGGTTGCCCCTCCTGGTTTGGTGAGTGCGCAATGCACCCATCAACGCCTGGAGATCCCAAGCGCTGACAGGATGGAGAGCTGAAACGAGGACAAAGTGTCCCAGCTTACTCCAAAGCCATACGGGTTCGCCTGCTTTCTGACCTTGGTTTCAGTAACCAGAGCCAGAGGTGGGCAGATGAAGGGTGTGCCATCAGAAAGTTGGCCACCCTCCAGGCTATAGGTATCTGTCACAATGGTATGTTCCATTATGTACCCATAACGCAGAACCAGCCCGAATTCAGCATAATCAGAGAGATTCGAAATGACATCTCCTGTATTGCTGAACCAGTCTACAGCCCAGCTCCACGGAGCGAGATTCCAGAGAGTATCTGGCGTCAGTTTGAGGCCGAGTCTATCGGCCAGCAGGGCATACCTACCAAGCTTAGTTCGGCTGTCCAAGCCGACAGGCATATGGTAGGAAAATGCACCTGTGAACCACTGACGTTGAACCGTCTCACGGGTTCTAATCACGTCTCCGAACTTCGAAAAATTGGACGGATTATTGACAGGACCGACCGGGTAGGCCGATGCCTGTTGTACCGTCTCAACCTTCGAAGTCTTCGTAGGGAAGTAGTAACCCCTCCGCACCACCTTACCAGCATCCCGTTCGAGCTGCCGGATGGCAGAATCGACGAGAATAACACCGTTCCCGAAAGAGACGATGTCGCTGATAAGTGGTCTCCACCCAAACTGAGCATTCAGGTACTCATCTCCCGCTTGACGCGAGATTTGAGCCTTAGTGCGCCAGCCTTGGGAGCTGATCAGGTGTGGCAAGCCATCCTTGAACAACTCCCCGAGCGAAGTAGCGAGGTTAGCTACTGAGTTCGTGGGCTTGCAGCGTGCAATAGCTGTTGCTCCCAGTTTGGTAAGTTCAGAATCAACTGACTCACCAGACGGCGGAAACACAGTTGGTGCACACGGCAGCATTACTCCGGAATAAATATCCCGGACATATGCATCTAGGCCTCCCGAGTACTTCTCGGGGAAGACAAAGCGCCTCGACTCACCTTGAGCCGAAACGTATTGCTTCTGGGTCCGAAACGGACCGCCTAGATCCTCCAGAGCGCCCTGTCGGGCGCGTCTAAAGGGATGGCCCTCCGATGCAGTCACCTGCATCCCAGGGAGGTTCACATCATTGACATGCTCGTAACTCTGCAGCGTAACGGTTTCTGAACCGTTCGGGAGAATCCTTCGGATCCTCCTGTCTGTAACGCCTCCTTTATTGGAGACGCCAGGCAAAGCACGAGAACGAGTCGTCAAC